CCTGATGGTAGCCCTTCGCGAAGCGAAGGACATACCAAGGATGTTGCTTACTTCTTCCGAGTTCTTCCATAATTCTTGGAAGGACGCTGGAGGATCTAAGTATAAATCCATCAGGGACGCCCCGAAAGGGGTGGCCGACCACTTTCTCAACCATAACTTTGGTTGGGTTCCGTTCGTTAATGATCTCGTCGCATTTCACGACGTGTATCAAAATTCTGAGAAGTATATCGAGCAAATTACTCGAGACAACAACTCATGGATTAAACGGAAGCGTGTTATGGACAATATCGAAACTGTGACCACTGTCAAGAAGGGAGGCACCAGTTTGGGCTGCACGCCCGATATTAGTGCTTTCCCATACGACATGTGTAGGCCACAGACGATTTCGGGTTCTAATGCTTATGCTCAGTGGTCCATTCGCGAAGAAAAGCTAGTTCGCGTCTGGGCTATGGGCTCTTTTAAGTATTATCGCCCGGAGTTCGATGCGAGTCTCCAAGACTATTCTAGTCAATGGAACGACCTCCAGCGCCGTTTAAAGGTGTGGGGGGCCGAGATCTCGCCAACGAACATTTACAAGTCTGCTCCGTGGACTTGGCTCATCGATTGGTTTTCAAATGTCGGGGACAATATTGACCTCGCAAATGATATGCTTCTCGATGGAGTCGCGTCCCGATATATGTACGTTATGAGGCATTCCGTTAGGAGATTGATTTTAGCAACTTCAATCTTCTATTGGGAACGTCCCATTAATCTGGAATGGAATCGATTCTTCGAAACCAAACAGAGACAACGTGCATCATCTTCCTTCGGTTTTAACTTGCTGCCGAAAGATCTTTCGGCTAAGCAATGGTCAATTCTTGCTGCCTTAGGACTATCTCGGTCCAACTTAGCAGCAAGATCCTAACTCGTGGTCGCTTCGAATAACTTACGGCTTGGTAATCCGTAAGCTGCGATCACCTAACTACCATACTTCTGGAGGTTAGACAATGGCTTTTGGCGATCCACAAACTGTTACTATCAATGCGGTTGCTCAATCACTTCCGCGTATTCAGGTTTTGGAAAACGGAACAAAATCCGTTTATTCCAAGGCCGATGGTACTTGGAAGATGACTATCTCCCATAAAGCTATCGGTAAGGACCGAGTTAACTCTATGGTGAGACTGGACCAATTAGCTGTGGTTCCAGACCCGTTGACTGCTGTCAACGATTATGAAACCCTCAGCTTTTGGCTGGTATTCGACCGCCCTTTGGCGGGCTTTACTCAGACCCAGTGCGAGCAAATCGCGGCCGGCTTGAAAGCCTGGCTCGACAACACTGCCATAGGGAGGTTGTTTGGACGAGAGTCTTAATTTCGTCCATCTACATTCCTATGTCAAAAGCTTCAAAACTAACTAAGATCCTCTCTGGAATCAGACATGCTCAAGAAATTCTTGACTTGCTTGATTCTGTCGTGGATGTTGATCGGTTGATCGGCATTTCCAACGCGCAAGGACCTCTGGCTAAAGTTATCAAGTCTGTTCTATCTGAAAAGATGGACGAGCTTGAGCACGAAACCCAGAGTTCCTCTCCTTCCAAGGGGAGGAAGAAGCTTCCCTCTAAAACGGGAGGCGGTTAGGTGTTGTGATAGGCAGTTTGCTTTACCACTTCTTGTGGCAAAGGAGCTAAGAGCCGTTGTTTTGAAGTCCACCTCTGTTCGGAGGGAACTTGAAAAGCAACGATGAGAACTATGTTCTCCGTAGTGACCTGCTAGAAGTGGCGCTTGCGATCTATCATGATGCATGCGCCAGCTGCCTCGCTGTCAACTCTGATTTACGTGATGTTAAGACATTGACATCACGAGTCAAAGATGAAGGTGTATCGTTTTTAACGATTACACTCCCCACCTTTGCTAAGGACTTCGAAAGAAGCCTAGCAGATGGGGTAGTTGGCCCAAATCTCTTTCGTAATTTCCGAAAAAGAGGAGCAATCCCTGCATTTTTGCAAGGTATGCTCGGCCAAATCTTTGACTATGAGACAGGGAGAATTTATGAACAAACTACAACTGCTTCAAATGATGTCCCCACTATTATTGCTTGCGTTAGACAAATATGTCTTGCATTCAAGAAAGTGGAACTTCCGTGTACGCCCGAACGGGCACAAGCGGCATTTGATAGTTTTGCCACAATTGAGCAGTCCTTTGAGATGTCCTCGGTGTCGAGAGAAGATTCCAAGTTATTTGATTTGGTTTCCTCTTTGCTTTGGGATGGCATGTTTAACGATTTTCACGTTGACATGCTTAGCCTTAGGCATGGACCCGGCACCACTGCTGA